ACCACATCGGTGATGATGCACCGCAGCTCGCCGTCAATCTGGGTTTCATCAATGCCCAGCCACTCAGGAAGCCAGGGTTTGAACTTGGCATTCATGGAGTCAATGTAAGTGCCAGCAACGGTCCTTACAGTCTTGTCATCACAGCCAATATGCTCGGCAATCCGAACAAAGGTGTCCCGAAGGCACTGGGTTTCGATGTACTCAACACAGCGCTGCGTCATCCTCATATCAGGGTAAATGCCTTCCAATGGCTGAAGGAACGTCTCCTTGCAGTGCTTGCACCTGTACCTCTGGACGTTGGCCAGGATGACCACAGCGGAACCCCTGATGGGGCTGTCGCGATACCTGATGGGCTTTACGCCATGCTTGTATGGAGTGTCAACAACCCCGCATTTTGGGCAGTTGGCGGGCTGAATGGTGTACTCGGCCTCAATCACGTATTCACCATCGGATTGAGACTTGGAGAGCACCGTCCAGCCTTTAAGGTCGAGGATGTCAGTCATCCATCAATTGTCATGGGTATCCTTTGCGCGGATTTCGGCTCTGATTTCCATCCAAAGCTTGCCCAGCATGTTTGCGCCATCCTGGGTTGGTCCCCACCCCCAAAAGTCATCGCGCCACGAGTTCTCAACCAGTTCGCGGTCGCCTGTCGCCAGGAGCTTTCGGCGCACGTATTCGTGCTGGGTCACTTTGGCTCGCAGGATGTCGCGCATGATTTCCACCTTGAATTCGTCCCATCGGTCCCAACGATTTACCTTGTTGCGCTCGGCAAGCTTAAAGGCGTCGTGAGCAGACGGCGCGAACAGAATGGCATCGGCCAAATCGCTGTCGGTCGGCTGGAACTTATGCCAGTGATAGGCGTGCTCACTGGTAGCGAATGTGATGCCATCAGACTGGGGGCTTCCATAGAACCCGCCAACAAGATTGAACGAGCTGAAGTTCGACAGGACGTAAAAATCCTGCTCATAGAAGCAGACGCGAGTGTCGCTGTCCAGCCCGTGGTGCTCGTCCGTCTCACTGATGTGGGCGTCAATAACCCGCTTCAAGATGGCCACATCAATACAAATTGTGTCGCTCTTCGCGGGGTCATCGGGATCCATCTCGCAAACCTCCCGAAGGATGAGTTCAGCCACCCCGAAGCGTTCTTTAGTCATATCGAATCCTTTTCTACACGTTATTCCGTTTTATGAGTATATTCCTAAATCATGAATTCAACACGTTATTCCGTAGAGCCGTTATTAACTTTGAAAGGGTAGATCATGAAGAAATATACCGCACCACTTCCACACGATACACAAAAAGACGAGGCTGATTTTAAAGACGCTTTTGCAAAAGCCATGACGATATTGCGGACATATAACCCCTATCCATGGGTCATAGTGACAAACCCGGGAACGGATGACGAAGGCATTTTTAGTGATCATGCCACGTATGCAGAAGCACGCAAAAACGCTAAAGAATGTGACGAAGAATGGGACATCATGCGCCGCCTTGACGATGGAACCCTGACGACAGAGTTCTAAGACGTTGAACCAGTAACGACTTGAGAACTTGATTGATCAGTCCGAGATTGAACAGGTTGCTCAAGTCGGTAAGGATAAAAGGGCGGACTTGCCATCCAGCGGGAACAGTCACCGGATGACAGACCAGAATCTAAGCCCTGTTGATTGATGCACTTGCACACGCCATCGATGCAGTAGCCACCGACCACGCGAGGCATGACGACCACGACGCGAAGGGCATCATATGCAGGGGCCGACTCCGGAACACTGGACACCCGAGGGATAAATTGTGTCGTGTCGTAAGCGCCGGAACGCTCCACAGAAGGAGGACGGCCAACTAACTGAACTGGCATGGTCGACACCGGAACAGGTAGTGATTCAGCCTCAGAACCTCGGACACGTTCAAAAATTCGGAAGACACCATAACCAAGGACAGCGAAAGCCAAGAGAGCGACCACGCCAAAAATAAGGGCACGCGGGAAACCACGGACAGGGACGGTATGAATCGACGCGGACTTGTAAAGGCTGAATGCTTTTTTGGGCAGCTTGAAACGGTGCCGATTCACGCAGCCTTTCCAGTTCATTGACTCGTTGATTTCCGGCCACTCGTACCAATGACGACCGAGGACGCCGACATCCCGGATATGCACATGACGACCAACCAGAGCGCGAACGTTAGAGTCAAGCAGCTTAGGTGATTGAGTCGTGATAAACACATCAATGCCACGGTGCCGATGTGTTTCGAGTTCAGCCACAGACTGAGGAACTTTGCTACCCGGCCCACGTGGACGCCACACACGCTGAACTTCATCAATGACAAGAATTGCCCCATCCGGTAATTGATGATGCCACTCGTTAGCATCGACCGGCGTATGCGGGAGGGTGAGCCCGTCGAGCCCGTCGACGAATACCGGACGATCACCCGGAAGCTTTGACAGGTAATCGACGAGCGCAGCTGTTTTGCCAGCACCGGGCGCACCGGTAAAGACCGTGATCATGTGACAAGGGACAGACGACGACCGGCTTGCATGGCAACACGTGTCACAAGTGCACCGGCAATGATGCCCATAGCCTCAGGGCCACCGGCAAGGCCGACAAGCCCAAGGACAGCGCCGCCCATGCCATCCCATGCCGCATGAGCCATATCAAGGGCCGTATTAAGGGCAGCAGTAAGCGCCGCGAAGGTGACAAAGCCGAAGCCCAAAGATTTGAGGATAGACCGCGCAGCAGGGCCAGCAAGCGAGACAAGCCAGGTACCTATAAGACCGTTCATTGATCACCCCCAGAACGTACGCCAAGAATGATCATGGCAGCAGCCAGCGCAGCGAAGGCCAGCACGAGAGGCTTTATGCCTTCCATGAAGTCGCAGACCAGATCATATTTAAAGTCGACGCCAGCACCCTGCACATGGACAGGGGCAGGGCACGCACCGCTACCGCTAAACGGTGAATGAATGAACGATATAGACTTTTCAACTTCGGTCAGATCGTCAGACTCTGGAGTATCTAGCTCAGGTTTTGAGCAGGCGACAATATCGGGATGCAATGCGCAGAGATCAAGCTGTTCCTGACGCTCTTGTTCTGTTTGTCCCTCAGGCGGCGTAGTCGGAACAGGAGCAGGCTGAAGTGGTTCAGGGGATTCTGAAATAACGTCTTTCGGCTGAACGTCGACGCGCCAAGGGTTATCAAGTGTCGGACTGGGTACGATGTCGACAACTGGGGATTTGTACTGTTGCGGATCAGTGTTAGGCACAATAATGGGATCACCAAGTGGCACCCGCAAAGGCTGAGGAAGTGGAACCGCCTCAGGATTTAATGGATCTTCCTCAGTTGGATTCAGAATGGGCTGATCTTCAACGGGCCATTCATAATTAGGAAGAGGCCACTCTTGAGGTAAGCCTAATGGAATAGGGACAAGTTTCATTTCATTCTCAAATTCAGCCTGACCTACGGGTATTTTGAGCTCCTGTTGGGTGCCAGTTTGCGTGAAAAGATCTGAGGTACCGTCATTGCGTTCAAGAACGGTAGAACCCACTCTCATCCTATCCCAATAATACTTTGACCCCTCAACATGATTGATAGAGAGCGTACCGTAACCTCTAGACGCGGTGCAACTAAGCCAAGACGAAATTGCTGAATCAATAGAGCCAAGCCACTCCGTAGTACAGGTATAACCACTCATCTTATATTGAATTGGTGTCGTGATATATCGTTTTTTCCAGATACCGTCATCTACGACCAAATCCTGATCAGTGAAATATTGATAAGCTAGCCCACCAGCGAGGAGAAAAACACCAGGCCAGCCAAAAGCTAACGAGGCGGCAGCTTTTGCAGCGCCGGCCGCAAATTTATAGGCGACCGGAATATCAGCACCCATACCGCCAGCGAGGGCGACACGGGCGGCACCGCCTGATATCTTGGAGCGTATGCCGTTAGCGAAAGAGCGATCAGAAGGCGATATGCTCAAGTAGCCTTGACCGCCAACGGTACGGAAATTCTCAGGGGTTGACGGTGTCACGTAAAGCGCATGAGCAGAGCCAGCAAGCAGAAGCGCCGGGATTAGAGCGAGCTTGAGATAAGCCATGCGGCCCCCAAAACGCCGACAAAAACAGCGAAAAATTCGGGTGTCATGTGTGAAGCCCTCGACGTAAAAACAGGATGCCAGCCGTGACAATCCAGACAGTAGCAATGCCCCACCCAAGGGCCAGCCCGTCAGAGGCATCAAGCAGGCCACAGGGGGGAGCGTGAAAGGGGACGACTTTTGTAAATGACGAAGTCGACGAAACGTCAGAAAACAGGTATGTGATGGAAGACGACGAAACCGCCGACAAGTCCACCACATACGAAACGCCACCAATCGACACGACGCTACCGACCACGGACGAGGAGGCAGCATTTGCCGCCGATTCAGCGGACGGATAGCAAAACGGGCCGATTTGGAAGGACATTTTTAGTTCACACCTTTGCGGAGGAACTTGATCGCGACGATGCCGATGATTGCCACGAGTACAGCAGCAGCCAGAGTCGCGCCATCAGTTGCCATGGTTTCGACGGCAGTCGAAACCTCAGTGGGAACGGCAGCGAAAGCCGAACCAGCACCAGACACCAGACCCAAGAGGGCCAATTTTGCTTTGTTCATGATGAACCTTTCATTTTCAAAAAAACCGAGGAAACGCCCCGGCAACGTATCACCCAAAAAGGGCAAATTCAATAGTCATTTACAGTGCCAAGCCGATCAAGATCAATGACAACAGCTCGATCATCCGAGTCCGTGTTATCCATCATCAACTGAGCGCATTGATCCATATCAGCAGATACGCCGCCGCCAGACTCACGCAAGGAGCGCACCCATACAGGTTCACCACCATCCATCGACGGAGCAAGGAAACGACCCGTTACCTGCGACTGGATGATGAGCCTCATTTTTTAACCCTTGACGCCAGGGGCAGGGCGAATACCGACAAGCATCAGCTTTGCCTGATCCTTACCATTTGCATCGCGGCCAGCGACCACATCGAAATCACAGAGGACAGGGACACCACCGACCGGGAACGATTTTTCCAAATGCGCCCACTTGGAAAATTCGGAAGCATCACCGAATTTATGAGGCGTCGTGACGACACCAATAGCACGACCTGATTGGTTTCCTGCCATATCAGCAGGGAGATAGAAGGTTGTCGACGAAAAGGCTTTTCCATCGAACTCACCCTTCGATTCCTTGATGCCGAAACAAACTGAAGGCTGATTTGAAAATTTCATTTTTTGATCCTATGTACTGCCCAAGTTAAAAGGCTTGACAACCCACGGGCGAAGGGTTAGCCGAGAAAATCGAATATGTCGCAACTGTTCCAGGAACACGAACAAGCGCCGGGAAGGACGTAACGACCTTTACCGCCGGAGAGAAACAATCAGCAATTTGGGATTTGGAGAATTTGCGCAGCCGACCCGGTAAAACAGCATTACCAATCAACTGGAGCAGTTCATCATGGTCAAGAAATTCAATAGCCGCCTTCAAGGATGAGGCCGCCGTGTTTTTAAGCCAGCGAAGGT